GGGGCTTTTGAAGTATGAGCAAAGACCCGTTTAAACGAGGAACCGTTAAGAGTCGTCCGCGCACGGACCAGACTCTCGCCCGCGTCGCGTCAAGCGCAGCTGCCCGCGCTGTAGTGCGCAATACCAGGATGCAGGGCGCTCGGCCCAGGCCTTCCAGCGCCCTTAACCGCAGGGGTGTGGCTTCCAAGGAGACGGGGTATGTAGATACCGCGTCAGCCACCTACGCTTTCGACACCACAGGGTCCATCGTGTTGATCCCAACCGTCGCCCAAGGAGCGTCCGTCAACCAACGCATTGGAAAGAAGCTCTCCTGGAAGAGCGTCCAGTGCAGAGGCTATGTCGCCAACGGGACAGCTGCAACGTTCAACGATTGCTGCATGCTTATTGTTTACGATAAGCGACCCCAAGGGTCCTTGCCGGCTATCACGGATATCCTAGTGACCGCCAACTCACGCAGCATGAACAATGATGCCAACTCAGGTCGCTTCCAGATCTTGAAGCGTGTGGACTGGGTCCTCAATGGAATCCCTGCTACCACGAATGGCGATGGACCAGCCATGTCAGCAGACTTCTTCCTGGACCTCAAAGGCAAGGCCGGGGTCTTCAAGGCAGCCGGAACTGGAGCCATCGGCGACATTGAGGAGGGTGCCATCTACCTAGTCACTGTTGGTAACAACGCCGCAGGCACAAGCGCCGCAGGTGCTGAGCTCGCGTTCCGAACAAGGTTCATCGACAATTGAATAAATTTGTCGAAAATCAAAGATGTCTAAGGGCCTTACTATCGGAGAGATCTACAAGGTGGGCAAGAAAAAGTCCAGGAAACGCTCTTATCCTATGTATCGGAGCGTTCCTATTGACGCGCACTACTGCGACGTCACGCTAGGGAGCGTCGCCTGTAACACAACAGGCGATGTTCAGCACAGCAACCCCATCGTACAGAATGCCAGCGTTGTCGGGCGTACCGGCAAGGTCGCCCGTATGAAAAGCATCCAGATCAGGGTACTGATCACTGCCGGCACAACCGGCACCCTCGCAACTTGCGTGCACATGCTTGTCTTGGATCGCAAGCCCAGCGGAGCGCTACCAGCCATGCTTGACATACTGAATCAGATTCTTGTAACCAGTATGTTGAACGACGTGGGATCTACCAGATTCAAAGTCCTCAAGCGGTGGAATCACATCTTGATCGGCAACTCTACAACACCCACCGTAGGCTCAGAGCAGGTGCTAATCGACGATTATCTCCTGCTGCCGTATGACGCAGTCTACGATGTTGCCGGAACTACAGGCGCCATAGCTCAAATGAGAGAGAACGCAGTTTACCTAGTTCGATGGTCGAGTGTCGCCGCCGGCACAGCCGCCCCAAATAGCTACGCCCAAACGAGAGTTCGCTTCTACGATATGCCTTAGGCTTCTCGGAAAAAATAAACGAGAAGTCCTGACCCTACAAAATTTATTTTTTGCGCGTTATATTCTAAGAATTAACTGCGCAAAGGGTCTCCGCTGACCACTAGTCACTTAACAAACTTTGTGAGATCTACAACGGAATTCCATGAACGTGGCCTTCACAGCGTTGAACACACACTCACTTCAGAGAAAAACATTTGGTTCTTATGAAAAGAAACAAATGGATCCACAAACACCACAGGTAGAAGACGAAGACGAAGAGCAGATCGATCCCCATGAGGAACGTATCAGGCAGAAAGAGGGGAGAGGGAAGTTCGTGCGCACCGAGCATGAGAAGGACTATGCCAGCCGTAAGAGGCTGTTTGAAGAGGGCGACCAAGACCTCGCTGCCCCACCAACACAAGTCGAGGACATTGACGCAATGGACGAGGATGAAGATGACTACGAAGAGCTGGTCTCCCTCAAGGCTTCGACTGCTGGGAAAGGGCCTCTGTATCGTGAGATCCCAGAGGAAGAGGAAGAAGAGGCGTACCCAGGTGGAGACGAGCCGTCAGGTGAGTTGAAACCCCAGGATGACGAGTCTGAGTCTCCTGACCTGCATTCTTATTTCATGCAGTTCCCTGGCGTGGCCGCAGACGCCGTTGTCTCGATGTGCCGGGCATACGCGTCGTACTTGGCTTCACGCTCGAAGAAGAAGCTGCAAGGATGCCTTCCGAAGATCAAACGCCGCCGCAAGTAAGAACCGCAGATCCTTACTGTCGCTGTTACAGGTGTAACAAGAACCAAGCTGAACTATGTCTCGAAATCTAACACTAAACCACAGGAGTTAGATGAGTTAGTGTATGAAGGATGGCGAGTGACACCTCCCACGTGGGATCCTACCCCGGATCAAGTGGAGCAGAGGTTCCGAGACTACAGAGAGCTTCAAGAATGGTTCGACTATGACTCTCAGGCATACGAAGGCGTTTACTAAACTACCCATCCATTCTCTCTCCAAAGATTGCCCTTGCAGCTGGTGCTATGGCCTCCGGCCTAGCATCCCACCAGGCCTCTGCCTCGTCAACCAGGACGTCTTCCTGTACGTAGACTTCCGTCATCAGGATGATGCGGGAGAACCGACGACGCAGAGGGTCCTCAACCCACGCCACCTTTCCTGGCCGACCAGCCCACCACGCTTTAGGATGGACGTTCGATGAGAACCGAAAGCGTGTTGCCTTCATCTGAATGAAGCCTCCCTTTCGCTCAACACGGAAGGGATAACAGTCTAGCAGTCGCAGCATATACGAATATGTCTGCCAGTTGTCACGGAACTCGTCGAAGACTAAACCAGACTGCCCTTGGTAGCCATCGAACCACTTCCCTGGACTCACCCAGAACCAATCAGGGCCCTCAGGAGATTCACGCCGGAGGCGATAGGACTTCCCTGTGCCTGTAGGGCCAAGGTAAAGGACACAGTCCTTAGGAGCAGCCTGGCGCTCCTGCCCTGGCATCGCCAGACGCACAGCGTCGATACCCTTCTGATACTTAAAGATAGCCACCGGGATAGCTTCTAATATCTGAGTATCCGTAGCACCACTCCTCACCATCGCGACCATAGCATCCAGGTCAGTGCGAACACCAGCCCCACGGCGAACCCACTTCTCGACTGAATCCTTAGACGGAAAAAAATAAGGACCCTCGAGTCGAGTCTCATGCTTCGTATGATAGGTCAAACACTCAGACTTTGTTCCCCTTTGCGCCTCTACGTGCGCCGTCGTCAGACCCTCTAACTTGTAAACGTAGCTTTTAACAACTGGTTCTCTGAAGTGTAGCCATATCTGGTAGTGCACAGTCCCTGAATCTCCTATCTCAAGCTGCCAGACGGCATGCGATAGACCGGGCCACTCTGATACAGGTAACCATGCATCAGGATTGTTGAGCGTCGCACACCAACACCTGTTGCTCATAAAGACTTCTCGTTCAACTTCTGGGAAAAATTGACTTCTCGATCTTATCAGCGAAGAGGAAAAAGCATGTTAGCCTTACCGGACGGCGCTCCCGCGTAGCGGGGGCGCTATCTATGCGTATTATCCTCGCGAAGCCTTCCCCGTGACTATATGTCTTACTCGGCGAGCGGTAGCGAGTATGTGCGTTGAAAAGGAACCCGAGAGCCGCGGAGGCCGAAGGCCGGAGCAAACGAGGGCAGATGCCTTACGGGCGCCCAAATGCAACCTTTGGTATGTCACTGCTATGGAGGAGGGAGCGCAGCGACCGACGGCGGCGCTGAAGCGGCAGCGGAAGCGCAGTAGAGGGGTTGGGGAAAAGAAAATTTATTTTCGTGGTATTACCCCCAACCCCGGGAAACGGGAAAAAGTTTCCCGCGCGCAGCGCGACAGCGGCCGCAGGCCGCTGCAGGGCCGAAGGCCCAGCCGCCCGCAGGGTCCCCCGGAGGGCCGCCGGAGGCTCCTCCCACGCGTCCTTCACTTCCCTCTACCTTTCTAGCCTTACATGGTTAGCTCTTACGAGGCGCCACCCACTGCCGCGGACACTGTCCCGGCTGCAAGTTATCGAGAGGGTGGTGCCGATCCTTACAGCCTTGAGCACAAATGGGCGCCGACGAGCGACCAATATTTTAGAGGCGAGCCTGCGAGATTCTCTCCCGCAAAAGGCTTTGCGGCTGAATATTTATTATCTTTTTTAGTTCGCAAGAGGGGCTTTTGAAGTATGAGCAAAGACCCGTTTAAACGAGGAACCGTTAAGAGTCGTCCGCGCACGGACCAGACTCTCGCCCGCGTCGCGTCAAGCGCAGCTGCCCGCGCTGTAGTGCGCAA